ATATCGTAATCCGAAAGAAGACTTTGCTTGAAAAAGAAAAAGAGATTAAGTTTATGCTGGACTATAGGTTTGGTTTGGGGACTTATGATGAGATGCTGGGGATGCGCCGTAAGATACGTGCTGAGAGAGAAGCAACAATTTATGCTGCTATGGAATCTAGAAGGCAGTTGGCTAACAACGCGGCTATTGGCGGATTGACTTTGGGCATAGTCGGCGTGTTGGGTGGTGGGATTTATTTAATAGTATTGGCTACGCAATGATACACGCTCTTATATTGTCTGTGGCGCTTGCTGGTGTGGCAAACCCAACTCATGTTAAATGTCATCTTTGGAAAAGGTTTACGGACGTAAATGATCAAAAGATATGTGTGTATAGATTCAGTGCGGGTTTTGGTGGGCTGGGATATCATTACCCTACGCTTAGTTTTTCAGAGTGTCCGAAAGTATTTAGTTGTGTCTATGAGAAGAAAGATAAACGCCCTAGTTTATCGGAAATATTAGATGGCCTGAAAGGAGGGTTCTAATGTCTATGACTTTTAACACTATACTAGAATATCGTCTCATGCCGAGACTTATGATGTTTGTAATGACCGTGATGTATATACGGGTTCTGGAGTGGGGGATGACTTTAGAGGATTTGTCCACACAGCAGTCCACGATGATATCAATTTGTTCTGGGTCCATGACGGGCGCATTTGCGGTATGGCTAGGATCAGAGAAATGATGGCGCTGTTAGGAAGTTTACTGGGCTTTGGGAGTTCTTTTCTCCCCGAGGTTCTCAGTTATTTTAAAGCTAATCAAGTGCAGAAGCATCGTATGGAGATGATGCAGCTTGAGACGCAGTTGGCGCAGAAGCGTTCTGAGATGAAGCTGGTTGAGCTTGATAAGCAGGCGGACATTGCAGAAACAAAAGGGTTGTATGAGCATGACCGATCTATTGACGCTGGAGGCTTTATCAACGCTCTCAGGGGTAGTGTTCGTCCTGTTATTACTTATGCCTTCTTCGGATTGTTTGTAGCCACCAAGGTGGTCATCATGGTCAAGGTGGGACAATCTGGGGGTAATTGGACGGAAGCGGTAGAGCTTATGTGGGACCCCGAAACTGCCGGACTCATGAGCGCAGTTTTAGCTTTCTGGTTCGGAAATCGGGCCATATCTAAGTACGCATCTAAATGACCGAGAAGGTAGTTCCTTTTCCAAAGCTATCTGAGGCTGACCAACAGTGGCTTGACTTAAAGAGACAACAGGAACTTATTCGGCAACAGGCTAAACACATAGAAAGTAAAGGATGAATCATGGGATACAAATTAGGAAAACGAAGCTTGTCAAGGCTCGAAGGAGTCAACGACGATCTGGTAACTGTCGTGAAGTACGCTATCGGCGTTACGAAGCAGGACTTCAGTGTGATCTGCGGTCTGCGAACGATAGAGGAGCAGAAGGCCTTAGTTGCAAAAGGGGCATCGCAAACCATGAAATCGAAACACATTGACGGCAACGCCGTTGATCTGATGGCTTATTGCGATGGTGGTGGCCGATGGGAACTTAACCTGTATGATGAGATTGCTGATGCTATGAAAGAAGGCGCAGAGGCTACAGGTGTTAAGCTACGGTGGGGCGCTGCGTGGACTATTGATGATCTTGCTGCTTATGACGGTACGGCAGAACACGCTATGTGTTCGTACATAGATACACGCCGATCACAGTCTCGAAGGCCCTTCATTGATGCTCCACACTTTGAAGTTATGTTTTAATGCATGTGTTCGTCCTCATGCTGTATCTTGGCTATGGGGACGAGCGTAAGCTGGCTGTGGATGATTTGTACTTCTACCAGTTGGATGTTTGCAACAGGGTGGCGCAGGCTCTTGTGGAGCGTTACAGTACCCACGGCATTGGTTTATCAGATCGCGCTGTGGCGTATTGTGTGCCCATGAAAATTGACACTGACGAAACTAACGTGTATTGATAAGCATACTTTATCTAGGGAGCCGGACATGGCGATGAAGAAAAAAGGGTATCGCGCTGGGGGTAAAACTTCAGTTAAGAAAATGATGGCGGGTGGTCGTGCTAAGATGAAGCCCAAAGGCATGAAAGTCGGTGGTCGTGCTAAGATGAAGATGAAAAAAGGCGGTAGAGCCAAGACATAACACATGGCTTATTTACATTCTAACGTGCCTTATTTTAAGGCATGGGTAAGGCGTGAGTACACTCATAACCATGAGCAGTACCACGGTGAGTTCTTGCATGCGATGGTGATTGGTGTGACTTCGATGCCGAATAGGTGTCTTAGTTTTCAGGTTATCTTCACAGGTTGCGAAGCAGAGGACGAGGAAGAAGACACAGTACACGGCGGAGCAATGTGGGCAAGAATGCCTATCACTGCCTTGGTGGCAGACATTCCTTTGGAGGAGTGGCCTGAGCCTATGCAGACGTATGATGCTCAACCGTGGGATTGTTCGTCGCATCATCATGCTGTTTATGTCATGGACAGGGCTACTCCATGCCCTTGGATGGCGAAGATAGACGGAGAGATGTATGCCGCGAAATACTTGTTTACTGTAGATTACACGGAGAGTGAGATTGCGGATGACCCTGCTCAACACAAGCAGTCTCATGTCCTTCAGCTATTGGACGCTGGGGAGTGGACTGGGAATATAGTGGCGTTACCTAACAACAGAGTTCGGGTCACTCACCCTGCTTGGTTTGAGGTTGGAGAAGGAGCGCCGGACTTTAGGCCGTCTCAGCAAGTACACTATTCAAAGTCTGATCTTGACTACACGCTGGACGTGAATCGAATATTCAATAACTTGTATCAGGAAGATTGATGGACGGTGTTGCATTAGCTGCGTACTTGTATAAAGTGCTGCGAGAGCGTGAAGAGGAACTCGCGGACGCTCTATCGAATGGTGTTGCCAAAGACTGGGAGCATTATAAATCTTTGGTGGGAGAGATACGGGGACTTTCCTACGCGCGGTCAGAGCTAAAAACCCTGCTGGAGAATAACGCAGAAGATGTCGAAGACCTTATATCTTCCTGAACATCTCGCGCAAAAAATGAACAAAGGAAAGGCCGATGCTTCGGACCCTTCTGTTGTTGATGGCGCGTATGTTGACGCCAAGGACCGAGTGCTAGACCCGGACCTTTTAGATAAATCCCTTCTTGATAGGCTACCGCAACCCACGGGTTGGCGGCTTTTGGTGATGCCTTATCAGGGGGCTTCCAAAACCACGGGTGGTTTACACATCCCTGACGAGGTTAGAGACCGAGAGGCGGTGGCGACAGTAGTTGCTTACGTTTTAAAACTTGGACCTTTGGCTTATGATGACCCTTCAAAATTCGGTACGCAGGTTGACCCGTGGTGCAAGGAAGGCGATTGGGTTTGTATCGGTCGATATTCTGGGTCGAGGTTTAAGATAGAGGGCGGTGAAGTTCGCATCATTAATGATGACGAGGTGATAGCCACTCTTCTGGAACCAGATGACATCAAGCACGTTTAGGGGGCTACAATGGCAGAAGAACAAACAGTTATGGAAGACGAGTCTGTAGAAGTAGAGATTGATGCTCCGGAGGGAGAGTCAGAACAAGTCGAGGTTTCTGCAGAAACGGAACAGAAGAGCGATGAGGAACTTGAAAATTATAGTTCCAACGTTCAGAAGCGCATCTCTAAGCTTACTGAAAAGTATCGAAATGAGGAACGGGTTAGCCAAGAGGCCACTCGTGTTGCTCAGGAGCTTATGAACGAGAACAAGCATCTTAAAGACCGCATGCAGAACTTGGACAAAGGATATTTGTCTGAGTACGGCGGTAGAGTTGAAGCTCAGATGGACGCGGCTAAGAGAGTGTTCAAGGAAGCTCATGAGACGGGCGATGCTGATAAGATGGTTCAGGCTCAGGAGGCGATGTCAAAGATCGCTATTGAGCAAGAACGTCTTCGTATAGCTAAGGAACGTTCTGACAAAGCAGAGGTTGCGAAGGAGGAGACGTTTACTCCAGCCGCCACGCCTCCCCCAGAAAAACCTGCGGCAAAGCCCGATCCCAAAGCGCAGTCTTGGGCAGAGAGCAATACGTGGTTTGGCGCGGATGAGGTCATGACTTACGCAGCTTTTGGAATACACCAAAAGATGGTAGAGCAAGAAGGGTTTGACCCGACGAGCGATGACTACTATAGTGAGGTTGATCGCCGTATACGTGTGGAGTTTCCACACAAGTTTCAAAAGGCGAACAAAACGGGAGGAGCACAGGTCGCATCCGCTGGCGCATCCGCATCCCGCAGCACTACAAAACAGGGGCGCAAGTCGGTTAAGCTCTCACCGTCACAAATAGCGATGGCGAAACGTTTGAACGTGCCGCTTGAAGAATACGCTAAGTATGTGAAGGATTAAGACTATGGCTAATCGCAAACCTCGTGAAAGCGAGACCCGTGAAACAAGTTCACGCAGAAAACCTTGGGCACCGCCCAGCCACTTAGAAGCACCAGAAGCCCCTCCGGGGTATGTGCATCGTTGGATACGAGTCGCAATGCGAGGCGAAGAGGACAAAATGAATGTCCATGCCAAGTTGCGCGAAGGATGGGAACCTGTTCGTTCTGATGAGTATCCAGACTATGAGGCCCCCGTCATTGATGATGGAAGGTATCAAGGAGTAATAGGGCAAGGCGGACTAATGCTTTGTCGCATGCCTGCCGAGACTATCGACGAACGATCCGCGTACTACGGGAACCGGACCCGCGAACAGATGGTAGCTGTCGATCAGGATTTAATGAAGGAACAACATCCTTCAATGCCGATATCTAATAATCGGCAAAGTCGTGTATCGTTCGGAGGATCACGTAGAGACTCCGACTAAACTTAGAGGATTGCTATTATGGCAAATTCAAATGGAGCATTCGGGCTACGTCCGTATGGCATTCTAGGGTCCGCTGCTAATACCACTGGTACAACCGAGTATCGGATAGCTTCGGACAATAGTAACCCGATCTTTCAAGGCATGGCGGTTATCCCGCTTGCTGGAGGGGTCATTGACGATCTGCAAGCTGCGGCTGGCGGTAACGTCTCAATCGCTGGCGTCTTTAATGGATGTGAGTATGTTTCTTCCGTGGATGGTTCAAAGGTTTTTTCCAACTTTTGGCCCGGATCAGGAGCAGACTCAAACTTTCCTGTAAAGGCGTTCTTGTACGACAACCCAGCACAGTTGTTCACTGTTGCAACGTCTAACGTTGTTGCTGCGGCAAACACTGAGGCTGAAATTCGTGCAGCGGTCTTTGCAAACATTGCGTTTGCTACAGGCAACAGCGGTTCAACCAGTACCGGTATTTCTTCAGCAACCGCTGATTTAAATACTATCGCCACCACCAATACATTGGCGTTGCGTATTATGGGCGTCATGGACGATCCTGATAACAGCGACTTTACTGCGGCTGGTATTCCGTTAATCGTTCGTATCAACAACCACTTCAATGCGCCTACGGGTTCCATTGCGGCTGGCACTGTTTCCACGACAGGCGTATAAGGAGTTTAGAAAATGGCTATTTCTCGCGCACAACTAGCGAAAGAGCTAGAACCCGGACTAAACGCTCTGTTTGGAATGGAGTACGACCGTTACGAAAACCAACACTCAGAAATCTACACAACAGAATCTTCGGACAGAGCGTTCGAGGAAGAAGTTATGTTGAGTGGATTTGGCGCTGCGCCTACTAAGGCGGAGGGTTCCAACGTATCGTTTGACGATGCTAACGAATCATACACTGCTCGTTACAACCACGAAACTATCGCACTTGCGTTCTCTATCACAGAGGAAGCAATCGAAGACAATCTCTATGATCGTCTTGGTTCGCGGTATACTCGTGCGTTGGCTCGTTCAATGGCACACACCAAGCAAGTTAAGGCCGCTGCGGTTCTTAACAATGCATTTACTGCTGGCGCTACTGCTGGCGGTGACGGGGTTGCTTTGTGCGATGCGTCTCACCCTCTGACGAATGGTGGTACATTTGCTAACGAACCTTCGACAGCCGCTGATTTGAATGAGACATCTCTTGAAGATGCCTTGATCAATATCGCTGGTTTTGTTGATGAGCGTGGATTAAAGGTTGCTCTTCGGGGCTTGAAGCTTCTTATCCCACGTCAACTGCAGTTCGTTGCAGAGCGCCTGATGGTGTCTAACCTTCGCGTTGGCACTGCGGATAATGATACCAACGCAATCCGTTCGATGGGTATGTTGCCTAATGGCTTTGCCGTTAACGACTTCCTGACGGACCCAGATGCGTTCTTCATCATGACTGATGCTCCTCGTGGAATGATCCACTTTGAGCGCACCGCTCTTTCTACCAACATGGAAGCAGACTTCGACACAGGTAACATGCGCTTCAAGGCGCGTGAGCGTTACAGCTTTGGGTTCTCAGACCCACGTTGTATCTTCGGTTCCCCCGGAGCGTAACCTGTGTTACAATAACCGCAAGGATTTTCCCTCCCTGCTCAACTGAGGCGGTCTTCGGATCGCCTCTTTCTTTTTGTTAAAAGGTTGTGTATCATTCTGTCATCCCTGACAGGCGCATAATGCGTCTGACACTAGCCACGACAGGAGTATAACATGGCTAATACAACTTTTTCGGGTCCAGTGCGTTCTGAAAACGGCTTTCAAGTTGTTTCTAAGAACACCACTACGGGCGCATTTACCACTGTGGCAAGCACCGCGTCTACTGGTATTGTTACTAACAAGTATGTAAAGCACGTTGGTTATGCGACAGGTGTTACTGTAAACACTACCGCAGGCGATAGTCCGACCATTGGTGAGTTTACGCAACCAGCAAACACCATTATCACTGACATTAAAATCTTTTGTGATACCTCTCCAGTAATCGGCACAGGTGATATTGGTTATGAGGTTGGTACGGATTCTTCTGGCGCACAGATCGTTGCGGCTCAGACTGATGAAATTTTAGACGGGGGTACAACTGTTGTTGAGCATAACGTGACTATAACCGCGTTGGTTCTTCAGACGCAGGATGGCACTACTGCTCCGGCTTCTGTTCAGTACACTTCTGCGGAACGTACAATCTTCTGTAATATTACCAATACGGTTGACGCTACCACTGCGGGTTCGTTTACGTTCATCATTGAGTATGTGCAAATCGCATAAATAGGAGCGTGATATGGCAGATGCTGTAGCTACACAGACGCTTTTTGACGGGGCTAAAAGGGTTGTTCAAAAGTTTACGAACATCTCAGATGGTTCCGGAGAATCGGCAGTTAAGAAGGTTGATGTTTCTGCACTGACTACGGGTTTGGATGGCGCTGCTTGCACTGGCGTTGTGATAGAACGAATCTGGTGGCAGTGTATTGGCATGAAGGTTCAAATTCTTTGGGATGCAACAACCGATGTTCTATGTATTGAACTAGGTGAGAACCAAAGCGGTAATCATGAGTACAGTGTGTTTGGTGGTTTGACTAACAACTCCGGCTCTGGAAAGACCGGAGATGTGATGTTCACAACAGTCGGTCATACAAGTGCAGACACATACACCATCATACTTGATATGAGAAAAGAGTATGGCTAGTCGTTCGGATAAAATGCCGAAGCGCAATAAAAAGAATTTTCGTCCCACAAAGTCTGGGGCGGGAATGACCAAGGCTGGAGTTGCGGCGTACCGCAAAAAGAACCCGGGGTCTAAGCTAAAGACTGCGGTGACGGGTAAGGTCAAGAAGGGCAGCAAGGACGCCAAGCGGCGTAAGTCATTCTGCGCTCGTTCGGCAGGCCAGATGAAGAAGTTTCCAAAGGCGGCTAAGGACCCTAACAGCCGTTTGCGTCAAGCACGAAAAAGGTGGAAATGTTAAATGGCAATGTCTCGGTCACAGATGGAACAACAGGTTTCCAAGTCTCCTAGTAAAGAACCAAGGGGTCTCACCTATTATAAAAACGGTGGTAGGGCTTCTCCTAAATCCAAGGGCAGCAAGATTTGCCCTGCAGGAAAAGCTTGGGCGAAGAGGACTTTTGACACGTATCCTTCGGCGTATGCAAACATGGCTGCGTCGAAGTATTGCAAAGACCCTAACTACGCAAAAGGTGCGAAGGGCAAGAAGAAGAAGAAAGCATGACACTGCCGAAAGCAAAAAGGAAAAAAGTTAAAAGGGTGATTTCTAAGTTAAAGAAAGCATCTAAGGCTCACGCTGGGCAGGCAAAGACTTTGCAAAAGGTGCTTTCGTCATCTCGGAGAAGATCATAATGGGTGCCTTAAAAAAATGGCGTGAACAGAATTGGGTTAGGATTGGGACCGATGGTAAAATCAAGGGTAAATGCGGTACTTCAAAGGACAAGAAGAACCCTGACCGATGCCTTCCAGCGGCTAAAGCACGTTCTCTTTCTAAAAAGGATAGAGCTGCG